ATTTTTTATAACTAAAGATTTATGAGTTGGTATATCAAATGCCATTCTAAATTTTTCATAACACCAATGAGAATTAAATACATACCAATCATATTTATTATGATTATCTTTATTTTTAAACCAAGGCACTAAATTTGGTTGATCGTATGAATTTTGTTGCCAAAGAATATTAATTTTTGTTGGATGTAATGGTATTTTTTCTGGAACAGATGTTGTTATTTGTACTTGATCTAATAACTTTTTGTCTGCATATCTTTCTAGAAACTCCATTTGAAGTTCCGTTCCACCTCTTGGATTCATTTTTTGTTCATTATTTTCTGCATTAAACTTAAACCTTCTGGACTTATTTTGACAAATAAATCTTTTTGTAAATCTTCTTTAACATTTTCTTTTAAAAAATCTTCCATTGTTTTATAAGTCTTTCCAGTCTTTTTACTTTTTATAATTTCTTCTGTCTTACATTCTATCGTAGGTATATTATCCATTTTCTCCAGTCCTTGTTAACAGAGCATAGGATATTTGTCCAGAGATAACATTTGCAGTAGCTGCTTGAAATTGTAAATAATCTCCCCCTTCTAATACAAGTGCATTGTGTACTGCATTATCATGAGAATTTGCAGAAACATTTGTATGATAAAATTTATATGTAGTTGATGTAGATGCGTCATGAAAAAAATAATCTACTGTACGAGCAGTGTTATCATCATTAGTAACTGATATTTCTTTTATGATTGCAACACTAGAAGTGTTGATATTCAACACCGTCGTTAAATTAGTTGTAGTTAAATCATAACCTTGATTTTTATAAAATATAGCCATTAATCTTTTGGTCCGCTAAATAAAAACCAAGTAAATGTTTGCAGTTCATCTTTTAAATCTTTTTGAAAACTAAAATTTAATTGATCTTTAATTGTATTAACTGATTCTAAAATTTGTCTTTGATTAGAGGCATCATAAGTCGGTGATGGTTCTGGTACATATGCAGTTATTTTTGCCATTATCTTCTTCCTCCTGCTTCAATATCTAATCTTAAAGTTCCGTATCTCCAAGTTTCATCAACAGCATTATTTTCTATTCTTAAACTCACCTGTCTTCCTCTAACTCTGGTATCTACTTTATCAGTTGAAGATGTAATTGTAAAGGGACCAGTGATTGTTGGTGGTGTTGTAGAAGGTGTTGATTCACTGTTTGAAGGATAGTCTCTAAAAAACAAAGTGATAATTGCATTACCTTCTAAATTTTTAAAGTCGGGTACAAATCTTTTAACACGCATAATTAATTGACCATCCCCACCTAAACCTTGTTCAGATATGTCATAATCTCCAGATTTAATAAAAGCAGAAATGGCTGTTTTATTACCTGCCGTGTCTACTTCATTAAATCCACTTTCATGTTCCCAATACTTAGTAGAACCAAATAAACTAGTTACTCCATTAATAGTTGGAAATGTTGGAGTTCCATTCGCAATATATTGTGTTGCGTATGGAAAATCAAAAGTGTCTGCATCTTGATAAGTGGTTCTTGCTAGAGATCCAGTTACCCAAGTATTTTCAGTGTAGTTATAAACAACGTTTCTATCTATTTGTGTTTGACCTGATTTTGGATAAAACCAACCTACTTCATTATATAAAGAATTATGATAGCCATAAACTATTTGTCCTGACTCATAATTAATTCCTAAATTATCTCCAACATCTGTAAATACAAAATCTTCAACAAGTGATGGTAATTGTTTAACCGTTCCATCATAAACAAAAAATCCTCCAGAACTACCCATCCAAAAAACTGCACCCTGTGCAAATATTATGGCGTGTTGACCAATGCATCCACAATTTGTTCCAACTTGTCTTACAGAGAATGTAAAAGGAGGACCTACAAATTGAATAACGTATGCAGCCTGATCTGTTAAAACAAAGATATAGTCTTTACCTTGTATAGCTCCTCGAACCTCGTTGCCCGTATCTAGTCTAAAAGTGCCTGCAGTGTTTGTTACCGTTGGTGCATAAGTGTTAATATCTTCCTGATTTGAAAATCTTATAAACATTGGATCTTGTGTTGAAGGTGTTCCAATTGTTGTCTCTGTTCCCATCAAGAATAAATGTCGATCTCTATCAGATACAATACTCATAATAGATGCTGTTGGTGCACCCGATACAATTGTTGCTCTTGTAGACGTTGCTCCCACAACAGATGGATCCCAAGTAAAAGTTTGACCATTCTTAATTGTTGCAACAAGAATTTGACCAAAATTGTCAAGTGACCAGGATCCAGGTGCAAGGGTAGTTGAAGTAGTATTTGACTCCTCACCCCAATCAACCCAACTTGTTGCATTAGCTACAACTGCATTATCTGAATGTGATGCTGCAGTTGATCCACTTGCACCTCTAGTACAACCAGTGAAAGTTGTTGCAGTTTTACCTGTGTAAGTAATCAATTCTGTATCAATATCTATTCTACTTGGTGGAGGTCCCACAGTTCCCGTTGGGAAAGAAACTGTTGCATCTACAGTAATTGTTGTAGTAATAGCATTGATTGCTCCATTTAATTGTGTAGTAACAGATGTTGGAATCGTACCTCCCCAATATCCTGTGCCATAACCATAGGCAGGTGTTTGAGCAACAGGACCTACAACAATATAAGGAGTTGTAGTGATGGTGCCTCCTGCGGTAACACCCGTTCCTGTTTCAGCAGTTGTCATAGTAACTGTAAAAGTTCCCGACGTTGGAACTGAAATAACTTCAAAAGTATTTGTTGTAAAACTTGCAGAAGTATATCCTGTTGTAGGAGATCCTGGAGTTGTAACCGATGTAAAGACAATATAATCGCCTACCTCTAATCCATGATCTGCTTTGTTAATTGTAACGGTTGCAGATCCTGTTGTTGATGTATAGGTGCAAGATGTTAAAGCTGTTCCAAGTGGAGTGATATCAAAAAATTGACTTGAATAATAAATAATTAATAGTTTAGATGTTCCTATCGCTGCATACTTTTTACCATCTAATGCTGTCCAAGTGTGCTGTTCTCGCGCAGGACCTGACAAGGTTGTAGAGACGAGTTGTTGGAAACCACCTATTTTTTCTGGTTCACCATAACGAAACCTTACAAAATCACCATCAATCCATTGCCCTTCGGCTCCGGTTGCAGTTTGTTGTTTATTAAATCCAGGTTTAAATTGTATTTTCTGTAAAGGCATAGATACCCTTGTACTATATATTTCAATAAATTTGTAGGTAATTATTGTATATTAAAGTTAGCTGATATGGAAATTCTTTCTCCATCAGATTTAAAAGGATATACAAAATGTGTTAGCTTAGCAGGAAATATGTAAAAATCACCTACTTCTGGTAAAAAATAATGATTTACTTTAAACAATTTATTATTCATTTCTCCATATCTAAATTCTATACATCCAGGACCTCCAGAAACTCCTTCATATAATTCATTTTCTTTTTTTAAATTTTTAGGAATTCTTAAATATAAGACACAGCCTATATCAAAAGAATGTACATGAGGTGGATTAAATTCATTTTTTTTCATAAAATTAACCCAAGATTCTTTAATTTCTATTTTTTTAAAAATATTTTTAATACCCCAATTTTCCTGCACTCCTTCTAAATAAGCATCAAAATAAGGTTTTAAACATTTTAAAAAAACTTCATCATTAAATCTATATTGTTGTTTTAAAATACCTGCTAATCTTGAATTATGAAGTTTTTCTTTTTTACAATGTTTTAAAAGTTCTTTAACACCCGTTTCTGGTATTTTCATTTTAGTAATAAAAGGACCCCAATAATAAAATTTATAATCGATCATTCTACTTGAAAATTTATAGGTAATCCTAAAATAGGTCTACCATCAAATTTATTTTTTTCAGATCCTGGAGTTGCTGCATTATTGTAATGTAAAAAAACTTGACCACAATTTTCACCTTTAAATGCTTCTCTCCAATGCTCTAATATGTTACCTCTATATACTAACATGTCCCCTGGATTTAAATTAACTTTAATTCCTTTTGAGTTTGAAGGTATATATTTCTCTTTTGTAATTGTTCCTTTTTTTGGATTAGGATTAATATAAATTGGCCAACTATCTCCCCCTAAATTTAAAGTTGTTGAAATCTCACAACTAAATCTATCTTTATGTTTACGAAGAATATCTCCTTTCTTATAAATTCTAGCGTAAGAATAAGTTGGTATTAACTTAAGATTAGTTTCTTTTTCCATTATTGGTTTTATTTCTTGCAATAAGCTTTCCATTGCAATATCTGCGTAATGTGAATATGTGTCAGGAACCTGAGTATCGTTAAAATGTCCCCAAGATTTTTCGTAAGGAGAAATAAATTTTGTATCAAGCAAAACTTTAGCAACTTCTCTTTTTAACAAAAAATATTTATATACAAAATCTGCAATTTTTTTATCTATTGCTTGTTTTATAACTGTATATCCTTTTTTTTCAAAGTTCATTCTTCATTTCCTGTCTTATTTTAGTTGCAGATATTTCTTGTATCTGTTTAGGTAGAACAATTTCTTCAATTTTATATCCTACGTCTCTACCATAGCATATATTGGTTATATTTGGAACTTTAATAACTTCAAATTTACCTACATAATTTTTTAATTTTTTTTCAATTCTTTTTTTTATCTCTTCAAATTCAAATGGATTATTATCTGACTTTGGCATTGTTCTAACCATGATCTGTACCTGTCCAGTCTTCTTTAATATTTCTTTAAATAAAGCTAAATGACCATCATGAAATGGTTGCCATCTTCCTAACATTTGCGCCGTCGGTTTAGAGTAGTCCATGAATTTTATTTATAATATGATCGTAGTTAAAGTTAGTTATTTTAAAATCTACTTTTTTAGGTTTTTCAAATACCTTGTTTGTATCTTCAAATCTTCCTCTACTAATAGTGTTCATCCAAATTTTCATATCATAAAATGATCTATAAGATTCAAAGGGACATACAAAATCTACAACGACATGATTAACTACAAAATCACACATAGTCATCATTCTGTTTGCTTGGCGTCTTCTGCCTACTTCTGTAAAATCCCAATCTTCAAATAATTTTCTAATATCATTCGCATTAAAGTGAGGTATCTTTTTACCTTCTATCAATTTTTTAGCAAATGTAGTTTTTCCAGACCCTGGTAATCCAAATATAAGTATTTTCATTTTTTAAATATCGCTCCTACTAATATTTTCTTTTTTTTATAAGAAGGCAATGCTTGATGATTTATACTGGAATCAAATATCAGTAATTGTCTTTCTTTTGGTTTAACTTTAATTGTTTTATTATTTACATTATAAAAAATAGTATCCCCATCAGAATTATTTAAATAAATAATAAAAGAAAATTTTTCTGTTTTTTCATGATTATGAATTGTTTGATATCCAGATTTATAATATTCTATGTAATGTACATGAAAAACATTTTTGTAAAAATCTTTATAATTTATTATATTTTTTAATATTTCCTTATTAAATATACTAATAATATTAATACTTTGAAAACCATTTTTTGTGCAAGTTTCTTCTTTTAATTGATATTTTTCTTTATCTAAATTAGATATTATATTTAATAAATCTTTAAAATATTTTTTTAAAATTTTTCTTTTTAAAAACATTAAAATATTTTAGCATCTTTATATTTATTAATTATTTTTTTTGGTAAAATTTTATTTAATTCAATTTTATTTTTTTTAATACAATCTGTTTTTATGTCATGTAAATTTGTATGATAAATATCCGACCAAATAACATCGTTATATTTTATACCATTTATAGAAAAATCATTAAAATTTTTTAAGTTTATTGACGAAGGTGTAATTTTTAAAAAATCAAATATTTTTTCTATTTCTTTTAATGGATTTTTTATTAAATTTTCATAAGTCAAAAAATGTATTTTTATGTTAGAGTTTGTTTTAGATTCTTTTATTAAATTTTGAATTGACCAAATGCTAAGACCTAACATTTCAGTTCTTTTTAAAAAATTTTCGCATATTTTTTCAATTTTGTTTTTTTCTATTTTCATTATTTTTATAAAAGAAGCCATGCATTCTAATACATTTCTTGTTAATACAATAAAATTTAATTTATGTTTATAATATTTTTGTAGTAACATTAAATTTCCAGGTGTTCCCCAAGGACCTCTATCAATTATAAAATTTTGCTCAAAACTTAAATAATAATTTTGAATTATATTTTCTAAATATTTATCAAAAGAATCATTGTCTGGAAAATTTTGAAATGTTGTATTGTGTTTAATTTTCCATGTTTCGTGTAATATATCAGGAACAACACTGTTTGCAGTAAGAACTACTTTTTTATTTTGGTTAATTAAAGCACCTAATAAAGTATTTCCTGATCTAGGCATACCACATAAAAATGTTATATTTTTCATTTATTTCTCCTTTTATTTAAATGGATATCCTAAGTTCCACATAACTAAAGAATATCTTGTTCCTTTTGTAACTGGTCTTACCCTATGCCATACAAAAGACGGAAATACAACTATAGAACCTTTTGGTTTTATTTGATGACATTTTACAAGATTTTTTTTACCTGGTTCTTTATTTCTAAAATCAAATTCTAAGTCTCCACCTTCATATTCAGATGAATCATTAAGAGAAACAGTAACAGATAATTTTCTATATTTATTATGCCAATTAATATTTTGTGGACTATGGTAAGGTTCTGACCAACTATCACAATGCCAATCATAAAATTGTCCTTTTTTATAAATAGTAAATTGCCCTGATTCTGTCCAATCCCATTCAAAATTCCAACCTGCACTTTTATTTGCAACATGTACGTATGGATGTATTTCTTTAAATATCCAAGGATCATTCAACCATGCAACATTAGAATTTCTTTTTTGTTTAATTTTTTTTAAAGTTTCTTTTTTTTCTTTTCCTTTTAATAATTTAGGGTTCACTCCACCTGTAAAAGCATTTTCTTCTTTAGTTTTTTTTCCATACTTTATAATTTCATCACATGTTTTTGATGATAAAGCTGATTCAAAAAACCAATAATATTCTTTTAAATTCATGTATTTCTTTTTTTATAAAAATTAACATTTTTTATTTAATTTGTAAATAGCTTTGAGAATTTTTTGTTTTAACTATTTCTATTTTTTTATTCAATGAAACCGTTATTTTTTTAAGTATTTCATATAAACAATAAGCATTTTTGTCATACCTTTTACTTTCACATATTAGTATTTTTTTGTAATCATATTTATATAAGTCTTCTATTTCATGTGAATAATTAAAATAATTAAAATCAAAGGTTAATTTATGTGGGTTTTCGTCATATGAAAATGAAGAATCAAAATTACCTACCCATAAATAATAATTTAATTTTTTATGAAGTTTTAAAGCATAAACCCAATTTGCTGCTTCAATTAATTTATTTTCTGCTCTATTTTTTTGTTGTTTAGTATAACTCAAGTCATGGTGATGATCTAAATTAAATAATTTATCTCCTTCATTTACAAAATTATAAAATAGATGATGTTCTTGAGCAAAAAATACAATATCGATTTTTTTTATTTTTTTTATAAATAAATCAATAACTTCTAATTGTTTTTTAAATGTGATTGCCCAATCACAGTCAATTGTAAGAACTTTCATTAAAAATTTAAAATTATACTATATCCCAACTTTTATTTATTGAGTTCCACTTTCTTAATATATTTTGTGAATCTTTACAGGCCCATCCAGTAACATTTGTATCCCAGTAAATTGGACAAGGATATCCATTAGGAAGATCTATAATTTTATCTTCAACAGTAAAGGAAGTTATGGAGGGATCTTTGTATCTTTGATCTTCAGTGCCATCTGATCCATCTGTAGGTCTAGCTACCGGTGGTTGCCATATATCATTGGAATCTAAAATCCATGATGGGTATGGTTGATTAGCAATAAATATATCTTTTTCAGGAGAGTACCTATATTTTTTTCCAGCAAAACATCTTCTAAAATTTGAATTAAAAGAAGTTTGAATCCATTTAACCCCACCAATTAAAGGTACAATTTTTTTAACATATTCAGCTGCTTGTTCTGATTGATCCCCACCATTAGCATTAACATCATTGTTGTCTATCACAACAACTCTTAAAACAACATTATCTGAATTTAATTCTGCAAAATGAGCCATAATTATAATGTTAAAGTTCCACTTACTATAAATTTAGCAGTTTTAACAGATCCAGACGTAGTTACTGTATTTGCTGGAGGGCTAGCTGCAAATGCCGCAGGAGCAGGATCTATTCTTACTAATGCAACTCCTGATCCGCCCGCACCACCCTCAGCTGGAGGATTTCTAGGTGTAAAACCACCACCTCCGCCACCACCACCTGAGTTTGTTGCTCCAGTTTTATTTGCTATAGGAGTTCCTGTGTTTGGATTACCTTGTCCTCCACCGCCAGGTCCACCTGTTCCACCACTAGTTCCGTATGTTGAATACATTCCAGCTCCTCCTCCACCTGCTACAATATTAGATACACCAAATGAAACACCAGGAAAACCAGAAAATGGTTGCCCATTACCTCCAGGTCCACTTGCTGGTGGTGATGGTCCAACTCCTGCACTGCCGGCTCCTCCTCCGCCTCCTGCTGTTCTTGATCCGTTGTTAGGATTACCTGGTCCACCCGCATTACCAAATCCTGACGTACCTGATATTCCTGGTAATAACGGTTGAATAGCTCTTGATCCAGGATTATTATCTCCACCTCTTCCAGCTCCAGATCCACCTTGTCCTCTAAGTGTTGGGTCTGCAGGGTTTCCTGGAAAAGCAGGGAAAGTAGGACTTTGGTCATCTGAACCTCCGCCCGCTGCTATCGCTGTCGTTAAATTAATAAGACTATTTTCACCAACTGCACTTGAACCTGCTGCATCAGAACCTTTTCCTCCAGCTCCAATAGTTATTGGATTAACACCTTTAAAAAATACTGCAGTAGATCTTACAATTGGAGAACTTGACATGTAAACAACACCACCGCCACCTCCTCCGTTACCAGGGCCCCCACTAAAAGTAATGCTTCTACCACCTCCTCCTCCAGCAACTAATAAAAATCTTGCTGCGATAGGAATAAGTCCTCCCCCTGATCCAAATCCTTTTGCTGATGCAGCTCCACGTGTTGATAATAAAGGCATCTTTCTAGTTCTCCTTAAGCTTTAAATTGAGTCTGTGCTGCTAAAACCGTGTATGTTGATGCTGCTGTTTTAATAGCAGTGTATGTGTAGACATCATTAGATGAAGTATTTCCAGATGTTGGAGCAGATCCACCTTGATAAACAACTGTAACGTTTGTAGATACACCATCAACTAATACTGATGTATTATAAAATGTTGTGTTGTTTTGTTTTGTAATCAATGCAACTGTTACTGATTCACCTGTATTTAAAACTGCATTTAATGCATTAGAAGAATTTCCTCTTAAATTAACTGTAAAGTTAGAATCTAAGTTAACGTTTTGAAAATACACAGCTTGTGTAAGTACATCATATGTAAATGATGTTACAAAAGTTGTAGATATTGTTACAGCTTCCATTACACCAAATATTTTAGCTTCTCCATTTGCTGTAATTCTTCCTGTTCCTTTTGGTGTTAAAGTTAAACCAACGTTGGTGTCACCACCCGTTGCTGATATTGTTGGAGCATTTCCTGTTGCTGCGTTTGTAACTGTTATTTCATTTACTGCTGATGCTGTTGTTGCAAATTTAATTTGTTCATTACTATTTTGATCTCCAATAAAATTTCCATCATTAATTATAATATTTTTTGAGTTTGTGCTTAAATTTGCTGCAAGTGTAGGAGCAAAATCGTTAGATAATTTTCCAATATTAGAATCTACGACATCAGTTCCATTAACGTATAAAATTTTTGTTCCTTTATCAGTTGTAGAAAAAGTTACACCACTTTGTCCTTGAACTAATACTTGAACAGTAAAAGCACCCACTGTGCTATTTCTTATAATGTAAACTTTATTAGTTACTCCTGATGCCGTTGTTATAGTTACTGTTCTGTTTCCAGTAATAGTTCCAGTAAGCTCTATAACGGCGTTTTTACCATTAGATAATGCACCATTTGTAAAGGTTAAATCTGTATTACCAGCGCCACCTGCAATAGATATACCTGTGTAACCAGCAATTGCTTGTTGTAAAATTGTTAAGTTTGTATTTGTAATATCACCCCATGTACCGGCGTTTTCGCCCGTAACTTGAATTTCTAGTTTAAGATCTGTTGAATAACTTGATGCCATATTTTTATCCTTATATTTATATTATTTAATTTATGCGGCTGTGTCAATCTCCGTCCAAGTAACAACAGTTCCGGTGTTAATTTTAGTCCAGCTTTGAACACTAGCGCTATTTTGAGTTATAGTCAATATATTTCCTGTAATATCTACCTCAGTATTACCACCTGCAAATACAATACCTAAATCTAATGTTAATGCTGTCCCTGTAACATCTACAAGTGTAATTGCTTCTCCAGATGCAGTTCCTAATCCAAGAGTTAATTGTGTTCCTGTAACATCAACATTAGCAGTTCCAATAATAACAGTTCCTATTGCTAAATCACAAGTCATTCCAATACCTGTAACTGTAGCATCAGGTGAAGGATCTACTTCTCCCTGATTAATAGCCATTGCAATATCTTCTTGCGAAGCATTCCAACCTTGTAAACCCCAACCTACAACACCCCAACCAACACTAGCTACTGAAGATACATCAACTAATGCATTAATACCTGCCTCTACTGTTCCTTGTACAATAGTTAATTCTTGACCGGTAACGGTTGCAGTTGCCGCTATTCCATCACCATTCCAAACTTCTTCACCCCAATAAAATCTACCCCAACCTTGTCGGTTATATCCTAAAAGTGTTCCTGTTGAAGAAGTAAGTTCTATACCTGTAACTGATGCATCAGGATCTGCATCAACAGTTCCTAATGTTGTAGTTAAATTTATTCCTGTTACAAATGCATCAACAGTAATAATTTCTGTTACTGAATTTAATGTTATCGTTAATCCTATTCCAGTAACATCTACTTGTTGTCCTAATGCTACTGTTACATTTGAAAATCCACTCCAATTTAATTCAGAGGAATTCCAAGAAGATTGACCCCAACCAAATGCAGGACCACCAATTGAAGTTGTTAAAAGGTTACCAGTAATATTTACAATTTGATCTCCTTGATTATTCCAAGCGCCTTGATTCCAAGATAATGCACTCCAAGTATTAGAAGTAACATCCATAACATTACCCATTCCTGAGCCATGAACATTACATATGTAATAAAAATCTGATGTCTGTGCGACTGTAATTTCAATATATCTTACAGTTGCAGCGTTAAATAAAGATGTATTAGTGTAATTGGCTTGATTAGATGCACCATCTAAATAATAACTTATACCACTTGAAATAATTCCACCTGTGCTAGTTGTGGTGGATAAAATTAATGGATGATTATTATTACTTGAATCGTTTTGATTAAATCTAAAAGTTCCGCCAGTTACAACAGGTACGATTGGTTTTTGTACACCATTGATGTAGTAACCACCACCCGTTCCAAAAGGGACTGTGACTGTAAATTCAACCATTTTAAGTTAAACTCCTTTATCCGGAGATTCTTAAAATAGCTGCTGATGTAGTTGCTGCTGGAAATTGAACTGTAAATGTTCCAGATGTTGCTGTTTTATCTGCTCCAAAACTTAACACGCATACTGCTTTATTAGAGTTTGATGTATTATAAATTAAAGCACCAAACGCAGTTAAAGTTACCCCTGTAAAAGATATGTCTGCAAAATCTACAAATGCTACACCTGAAGAAACTAAAGGTGATACATTTACTAAAGCTCCACCACCAGTCACATACTGACCAGTATTTGCAACTTCATTTGTTGTGGTGAATGAAGTTGTAGCAGAATCTAAAGTTGCTGCAGAAGTATATAGAGCAAGTTTAAAAACATCTCCTGTTGATAAGGTAAAATCATGTATACCTTCAAAAAGTTCTTTTTTAAACGAATTACAAACTGCTTGTGTTATAGCCATATTTAACTCCTAATTATTATCCTTGTTTTTGAATCTGAGGTGAACCTTCTTGAAATTCATCTCGTCTTCTTCTTCCCATTTGTTCAATAGAGAATCCTTGTAATGCAGTTTGATACTTTTGTTCATAAAATTG